CAAACTGAGAGATTAACTGCTGAACTGCACCTTGCTTGCTGACATTTTCTAAACCAATCTTAGTGGCTTCAGCACCAATCTTTTGAGTTTCAGCTTGAGCCTTCATCATGGCTTGAACTTGTGCAGCCAATGCTTGAGCTGCTTGAACATCACCAGTACGATTGAAAATCTCTACACCTTTAGCTAAGGAAGTAGGATCATTCAAATTCAACTGTTGCATTACTTGATTGCGATTGCTAATCAATTGCATCTGTGGGTCTTCAGCGCCCAATAATCCACCACCAGCACGACCTAAACCTGCACCAGCAGAATAAATCATTGCTTGCGCTCTGTCTTCAGGAGCTAACTTAGCCATTGACACACCTTCATTTAAGGCGGCTTGACGTTGTTGTTGCTCATACATCTGTGGCGTAATGCCAAACAATCCTGCTATATCTGCCATGATTTTTCCTTTAAATTAGCCAATCCAAGGTGTTGTTGGTGTGAAATAAGGATTGATTGCAGCATTTTGATCTGCTGTTGGGTTATATCCTGTAATCCAGTTGGAAATACCTTGACCTAATGTAGATGTTGGAGAAGCCAAACCACCCAAGAAAGAAGCATAAGGATTGTTAGTCACAGCAGGGCTTGTCAGCATTCCACCAGCAATTTGCGCTCCTGCGAGACCAATTCGACCAGCATTAGCACCCGCTGTAGCCGCTTGTTGACCAAGTTGTGCGCCCAATTGAAGTGGTTGTTGACCAGCAGTCTCAAGGCTTTGAATCTGTCCCAAAGCAGTCGTATAGGGCTGATATGCGGCAGTCTGACCACCATAGTACTGACCCATAGCATTAGCACCTTGACCAAGCAGTCCCGCTCCAAAGTTGACATTCTGTTGACCAGCTTGTTGGGCTTGAGCCGCCAGTTGGAGGTCTTGCATTGCTTGAGCATTGGCAAAGGCTTGTGCAACTGGATTAGCCGCTTTAAGACCACCACCTTGGGCAATAGACAAACCAGTAGTTCCCTTAGATGACAAAGTATTAGCAAGGTTAGCCAAGCTAGTCTCTCTTGATGGAGCAAGCAAAGCCATCTGCTTATTGATGTAGTCTTGAGCCACCTGTTCAGGAGACTGTTGAATGTACTGATTACCAAGGTTAAACAGATTGGTAGCGCCTTGTTGCAAAGGAGCAAACTGTTGTTGAGCTTGTTCAGCCTGAGTTAAGCCTCGCCCTGCTAAGCCAACCAAGCGATCTTGAGCCGCTTTAGCCTCTGGACTGAGTTGGTATCCAGCAGATGTCATTTGACCTGTTGTAGGGTCGTATGTAAAGTTTGAAGTACCAAAACGAGTGGTCATCCCAACTGGACGGAACTGAGATAGTGCTACACCAGCCTGAGTAGCTTTATTGACGTTCTGAGCAGCAGTCTGAGCCGCTTCTTTAGATGTTTGACTTTGCAGTAAACCACCTGTTAAACCTAATCCACCAGTCACAACATCGCCAAGCAATTTGTTTGTAGCCACACCACCTAAAGTAGATAAAGCACCTGTAGCCAATGCTCCACCAACTGTTCCTGTACCTGGTAATCCTGTTGACAATAAACCACCAGCTCCACCCGCTGTAGTTAAAGCTCCAGTACCGCCAGCAGTAGTTAGTGCGCCTGTACCACCTGTTGTCAAAGCACCAGTAGTAGCAGGAGTTGTTAGCAAGCCAGTTGCACCACCAGTTCCATACAAAGCCGCAGACTCAGCCGCAGTCAAAGCGCCAGTACCCGCAGGAATACCACTCAAACCTGCTAGATCAGCGCCAACAGCACCAGCCGCACCAGCCGCACCAAGATTTAATAAACTTGGTAAACCAAACAAAGCGCCAGCACCTAAAGCAAACTTCAAAAAGTCTTTTCCAGAATCAACTTTTTGATATTGACCAGTTCCCTGAAATTCACCAGTAGGTGTATATGATTTGTATGTATCGCCTATGTTGTTTGCGTTAGTTTTAGCAGTAGTAATACCTTCAAGTGGGCCAATTTCTTGTGTTTCACCTGAACCAGTAACTCGATACTGAGGTGCAATAATAGTATCGCCAAGAGTAACTGATTGACCATTGGGAACAGTAGCCGCTACACGGGAAACTATCTGTCCTTCAGGTAGACCAACAGCACTAGCCATCTGAGCAGGCGATATTTTGAATTTCTCCATATCGGAGACAATCTGAGCATCACTAAGATTAGGATTGGCTAATAGATAGTCAATAATTTGTTGGTTTGTTACTGCCATAGTTGTTGCCTCTTGAATAGGTGGTGGCGGAGTTGGTGTATATACAGGTTCAGGAGTGTAAACAGGTTCTGGCGTGTACACAGGAGGCGTATAGACAGGTTCTGGTGCTTTGGCAGCTTCATATCTTTGTTCAACTTGTTGTACGGGTATTCCGACTGCTTGAGCCATCATTGATGGAGTAACACCATACATATCCATAGCAGCAGAAATAGCGGCATCGCTCATGCCAGGATTGGCTAAGAGAAAATTAACTATGTCTTCACTAGATACTGCCATGATATTTCCTTATACCGCTACTCTACGAATAGCTCTTACCCTAACTTGTGAGCTTTTAATTAAAACAGTCGTTGAGTCACCATTATTAAACTGCATTGTTTTTGCATATGAAGAATCATTTTGTGTACTTACCCAATAATAATCACTTGTTTCAAAAAATTCAGCACCACCACTTTGGAACTCTGAAACTGATGTACGAGATGGAATAGTTGCTGAATAAAAACTGTTAACTGGTTGTGGACTTACTGCATATGCGTTGTATCCACTACTTGTATTATTATTTGTTGTTGTTGGCTTCAAGAAATAATAAATAGTATGCAATTCATCTCTTGATGGTAAGTACCAATCAGAATATCCACCAATTGTTAAACCCTCGCAGAATTGAGCAGCAGGATGGTTGCTATCATTCATAGTGCTACTGTTTGCAGGGCCATTGATAAAACTTGTTGGATCAGAAAAACCTGGTGATGTAGCAAATTGCTTAGAATCTTCACCAAATGCTTTAGGTGAAACAACTAAGTAGTGAGTTGCTACACCATTTGCAGTTGTAGAAATAGCACCACCATAATATCCGCCTTGGAACGATTGACCAATTACAGGCACAGTAACAATTGAATTACTAGCACTGCTTGCATTACTTGTTCCAATGACATTAGTTGCAGTTACAGTGAATGTATAAGTTGTACCAGTAGACAAGCCACTAACAGTAATAGTTCCAGAACCTGATTGACTAATAGTTCCTGTTATACCGCCTGGTGATGATGTCGCTGTGTAGCTGGTAATGGGCGATCCACCATCAAAGGCGGGAGCAGTGTAAGAAACTGTAGCCGTAGTTGTGCCAGTGGCAGTCGCAGTGCCAATAGTAGGTGCATTAGGCTTAGTGCCACCACCTGCTAAAAAGAAATTACGAGAGGCAAACATTATGGTGTGTATCCTTGTGCAACAGAACCATACCAGTTAGTACCATCGCTAACAAACGAGAAGATGTCCATTTTGCCAGCAGTAGCAGTCACAGTTGGTGTGCCAGCAGTACCCCATTTCACACCAGTAAATGTTGCAGTACCATTGCCAGTAGATACTGCTTGTTTAAGTAACAAAACAAATGATTTACCAGCAGTAGCAGTAGGCATCGTAAATGTGCAAGCAGTAGAAGCAGTCAGCGTTGCTGTTTGAACAGTGCCAGAAGTTAGACTAATCGTGCTAGAACTTGTCACAGTACCAATGGCAACAACACTCTCAACATAGTTCGTAACAGTTGGGTTTGTAAAGGTTTTGTTTGTGAGAGTTTGAGTATCTGTATCGCCAACAACAGTTCCACTAGGAGCAGTTTTTGTTGCCCATGTATCTAGATCAGCGTCATAGTCTTGTTTGGTAGCAATAGCCGTGGAAATGTTGTTGAACTCAGTATCAATCTCAGTACCCTTGACAATCTTTAAAGGATTGCCAGTAGATAAACTGTCTTTACTGGCGAAGTTCGTACTCTTGGTATAAGAAGCCATATCGTTTCCTTAAACAACTTTGCCATTCTTGGCATGAATTTCAATCTTTTGAATACTCAAAGCGGTACTTACATCTGCTTCATATCCTGTCTGGATTACCTTACCAGAACCATTTGGATAAACAGTTAACGTCTGTAAAGCAACACCATTAGAGTATTCTGCTGTAGTGTTGTACTCAGCAACCCCATAGTAATAGACTCCTTGAGATGGAATCTGTACGTTCTGAGACTGGTAGTTTCCTCTAAAGTCATAACCCCATTTGAAGGTTAAATACTGGTTAGTTCCACCAATCACAACAACCAATAGTTTCTTCAAAATAGAAGTTACTGATGGCGCACCAAGGTCTGTGTGATTAGTATAGTATTGAAAACGATAACTCGTTCCATTATCCTGATAGGTTGAATAAGAACCAATATAACCAGCTTTGCCAAGCAATAAAGTACCATCTACTTTCTGACAGAATGCTTTAGGCTCAATAGAGTCCCAAGTTGTAACCCTAGCAGCACCATCTGGCAACTGAGCCTTCATATCGAAGCAGTAAACAGTCTTTAGAACTGGTAATGTCAACAAGTAAAAAGCGTTGCGAGGAGAGTAAACAGCTTTAATCGTAGCCGAATCTTCACCAGCGACAGCAGACATCAAGTCATTGCGAACATTCTTAGAAATATCACGCAAAGGAGCAGACTTCTCTTGGACTGTACGCATCACACTACGCACACCAGTATCAGACAAGAAAATAACATCAGTACCAGTATTGCAGACTGAGTCTCTGGCAATACAACCAATGCCTTCTATGGTGTCATACAAGGTCATCGTAGCTGGCGCAGTTGCACCCTGATAAACCAAGATATTTCGTTTGCCAAAGATAAACAAGAAGTTATTGTGAGCAGCGAGGGCAACAATGGTATCCCCCCCTTTAGGCCATACAGAAGTTGTATCCAAAGTACCAGCAGTACCAGAACCAAACTTTTGAGGATTCTTTGTGTCAGACCATTGAACAGTTACTTTATCTGTCGTTGTATCTGCATTCCAAATACGTCCATAAGCAGAGATAACAATGTTTGCCAACTGTACTGTGCCGTTATATCCAGCTTCTTGGTCAACACGATAATAAGTAGTTGTTGATGTTGCAGGGTCAAATCCAATCGGAACATGACCTCTTTGATAGAAATACAAGTCTCCATCAAGGTAAGCGGTTGACCAATTACTGTCAGTAATCGTAGGAGCAGTACCAACACCATTAAAGGTTACTTGAGTAAGAACACCACCAGACAATTTAAATATCTTGTTGTTACCAGCGCACAATGTGTAGCTAGTACCATCTCTGTCAATCAGTTCAGCAATGGTCTTAACATCTGATGTACCCAAAGCACCCAATGTTGAGTGAGAAGGAGTCCATCCTTGACGAGCGCCAATACGACCATATTGGTCAATCACACAATTATTGGCAACCAATGCAAAACCACTTGCTAAATCAAGTGACGAGTCCTGCGTATTCAGGCCATAAAACCCTGGTGCAGTAATCGAAAAGGTTTGTATTGGTTGAGCCATTAGACAGCCTCAAAAGAGTCGTTTTCAGGCGAACGAGCCAACTCTAAAGCAATCAGATCAGCCAAGCAGTTCTTATACATGGCATAGGCTTCAGAACTGTTCTGACCACCATCTTCACCACGTTCTACCAATGCACGAGCCAAAGCACCCAATACAATAGGTTCTTTAGCAAGATAAGTTACATCAGAATCAGAAGTAAAGTCATTCTCAGGAATAACCAAGCTAAATCTAATGTTGTAAACAGCATCAGGAACAGGCCAGAAGTTTACTTTCATATCACCATTGGTATCTACTCGACCATAGGTGTAGTTCATCGGCATCGTAGTGATAGGAGATGAAATGGTGTAATAGTAAGCGTCATACTGAGTATGAGTAATGGGTGTCATCTGGTAATACCGAGTGGTATTGATAACATCCATCGTTTTAAAACGTACACCAGCACCAGTCAAAGAATAACCAGTTGATTGACCAACAATAGTTGAGACATTGATTGCTTGGTTAAATGCGTCCCAATCGTAGGCATCTGCTACTTGACGCTTAGCATCGTTGACATATTTGCCAACAAGAGTTGATACTGTGTTTTCAGAGACAGTCGTGACTTGAGGCTCACGCATACGCACAAGCACATCATTTACTAACGATAAATAAGTAGGTAATGCCATAGACTACTTCTTTCCTTTATTTCTGTCTGAAATCGCTTTAGCTTTTGCCTTTGCGTCTGACTTGGATGAAGCACCCCATGCTTGCAGAGATAAGAGTAACCTAGTAGGTTTACCATCCTTATACTCTGGGCCATTTGTGTTGCCCATCCTAGCGAGAAAAGAAGCTCGTCTTGGATTGTCACCTGATTTTACAGGTGGCTTGAGGTTTCCCCCAGTTTCTTCATTATAAGATGCTCTGCCCTTGGAGTTCAAGCCTCCTTTGGGATTTTTTCCTTCGGAGCGTTGCCAAGCGGGAGATTTCATCACTTCACCTTTTTAGTCTTTTTCGCAGTTTTAGCAGACTGAATAAAGTCTTGTTTAGTCGGAGCGCCTTTGCTACCAACCTTACGCATCTTCTCGCCAGAACCTTCAGCAATACGCCTCTGTTTGGCATGAATGTTAGCGTACAAACCTTGTTTAGTAGCCATTTTTGGGCTTCTTCTTAGACATCTTGGCCTCACTTAAAGCAATGGCAATCGCTTGCTTCTTAGAGGTAACTTCAGGGCCTTTCTTAGAGCCAGAGTGCAGTTTACCTGCTTTGTACTCTGTCATAACTTTGCCAATTTTGGCTTGAGCCATAGTCTTTTTCATGATATTTCCTTAAACAAGTTCGGTAACAGTTACTGTAGATGTTGTGATTCCAGCATCTTTAATAAACGCAATCTTTTGACCAGGTGTTACGTTGATGATTTCAGATTGATTAACACCAATCAAAGGTGAAGATGTAGTGCTTGCAGTTGGACTTGTACCAATAGCAAAATGACAATGACCTTGAGCGCAAGCAATGCGGATCATAGTTGTTGTAGCTCCAAAAGCAGTCATTTGAGTGCTAGTGGTAGTAACTGTTGCTACTTGAGTTGTACCAATGGAAGGAACTCCATAAGCAACTCTATTTGGGTCAAGCTGAAAGGTACTCATGTTGTTCTCATTTCAAAGTGAGTTGATAAAGGGTGTTTTGATACAAGGCAACAATTTCATCAATTTTGTTGTGAATTGCTGTTTCTGTGCGAGGAGCAATCTGTTGACGATTACCCTCAATCCAATCCATTTCCTGACGCAATACTTGGGCAATAGTGCCTTTGTATTTGTTCGGCACAACAGGAATGTCCAAGCGAATGTCATATTTGCCTTGAAACTGCTGAGCAAAGTCATCAACCAAAGGAATAATGTTTGAGTAGAACTCTTCTAAAGTCTTGTGTTCAGCAAAAGAAGATGTCTTTAAATGGATGGTATGGGCTAGGTTTCTAGCTCCAAACAACATCCCCACCAGTTCGCCAGCAGCGTTAGTCATGATTAGTCCTTAGTGATAGGGCCACCAGCTTTCCAAGCATCGCAAGTGCGAGCAGCAGCGCAGGTGAAGTGAAATAACTCGCAGAAACCCAGATCAGCAGCTTCAATAAACTGCTCATCATAGGACAATTCTTTACTGTTATCTGGCTCTAAACCAGACTTGATGCACTCCATCATCTTGGGAGTCTGAATGAAAGCGGCACAGTTGCCACATCTCATACCCTTGATGACATCAGTAGGAGCGTTATACATCTTTGCTTTTTTAAGCCAAAAAGCGTCATTTGGCTCATCAGGATTGGGTGGGCCATAACCAAAGTTCTTGAAAGCATTATTGCGGTTCTTCAAGTTGGTTGCCACATCTTGTGTTGGCAAAGGACAGGTTTCGCCAAAGAGTTTCATCGTATTACCTTAGTGGCTACAAATGAGATAATCCCACCAACAATAGATGCTATAGCCATACCAACAAAGAAACCACCCTTAGACTTGTTAGCCATCTCTAAAAGCAATTTAATGTCTTCACGCAAACCAGTAACTTCTGCCTGCAAAGCCTCAACTTGAGCTTCTAACTTGCCGAATTCTCTTGGATCAATTTCAGACATTTTCGACTTTCTTAGGTCTTCCAATCTTCTTGACAGGAGTTGGTGGAGCTAAAACAAGAGGTTTCTCATTGTTCTCGACCTCTTCTTGGTCGATTCTAATATAGCCCTGATGACCTTTCATTGAATCAATGTCATGTTGGTAAACAAAAGTGACTGTTTGACCACTCTGTAAGCATTGAAAGGTTGCCATAAGAACTCCATGAAAAAGGGGGTTATTAGCCCCCTTTAGATTTAGACCATGCGGACTACAACTAAACGAAGAGTTGTAGAAGCTAAGTCAACAGTTGAACCAGACTCATTCTGAACACGGAATTTGACTGTGTTTGCAGCAGAAACATAACCTGTTACTGTCAAACCAACCAAATCAACGCCCAAAGATGCGCCAATGACCATATCACCCAAAGCTACGCCAGGGATTGTGATGTCATCTGTTTCACCAGCCATGTCAGCCAATGAACCAGCGTCAAGAGTAGCACGAACTGCCCATGTATCGCTAAACAAGCCACGGAACTGGTCGTTACCTCTGCGAACGACTACTGCGGATGCGGTTGCCATAATAAATTCCTCCTAGATTAAAAAGAACCCCCCACCCGAAGGCGAGGGGAAATGGCAACAATTAGGCTGGAACTGCCAAAGCAAAGGCAGAGCTAGACTTGGCTGCACCAACAGTACCCGCATCACGCATACGAGCAACACCATAGATAGTGTCAGCAGTAAACAATGTACCGAGGTACTCTTGCTTGTACTGAGTCTGTGTGCGAACAGACATTTGCTCAACCAAGACCATAGAATCACGATGGCCCATCAAGCAGATGCGGTCTGCACCAGAGTTACCATAGCCGTAGTCAGCGTTGGAAGTAACAAACACAGGCATACCATACAGGTTACCGATTTCGCCATTACGGATGGTGTTGCTACCAGCGCCATCACCAACGAATGCTTGTTCTGTGTAACGAGCCAAGCCCATCAGCGTGTTACGGCTTGAGGGTGGGATTACAAAGAAGCGACCATCCATAGGAGTGTCGTTGTCATCCAAACGCTGAATAGTGCGACGGATAGCAGCGTCTGTCAAAGCAGCGGCATTAGAAGATGAGCTGTTGTAAGCAGTAGTACCATCAGAGCCGATATAGGCTTTGGTAGTAGAGTTGCTAGTAGCATAGTCATCAGTACCGACTGTAGCGCCATTGAAGCCACGACCCAACTGGATCAAGTCCAAGTCAACACGTTTAGCCAAAGCGTAACCTGCGTCTTCTGTGTAGAAAGAACGCAATGATGTCAGAGCTTGTGTCTCAACGATGTCTTCAATCAAACGGCTATATTCATAGTGCTTAATGATAGAAACGGTGATTTCAGACTCTGTGTTAACCAACAAGGTGACTGCATCAGTCTTACCTTTGGCGCTCGCATCGCTACGAACAGGTGCTGGAATGTGAACTGTGTCACCTTTTTTGCCACGGAAGCTCATCTTCTTGACAGCGTTAGCCATCACGAGGTTCTTCTTATAGGCAGCAATGATCTCATCAGACCAGATTTGTGGGATGAACTTCGCAGCAGTTGTTACTGTTACGTTGTTATTGGGTGCAAAAGCTGTATTAGCCATGTTATTTCTCCAAGATTAAAAAGATTACTTTACCCGACCTTCGCTATATGCTTGCATGATTTCATCAGAAAGTGCTTCATATCTGCTAGGGTCTGTCATTTTTAGCCGAATTAGGTCAGCTCGCCTGTAAACACGCTTACTTGATTCACCTGTACCACTACTGTCCACGGATGCGGCTTGAAGATTCTGCTTGCGAGTAGTTTCACCTTCCTCACGAGCTTGACGAGTCTTCACGCCTTTGATTTCCTTGTAAGTAGTGAGCAATTCATTAGCAGAATCAAAATCAAACTCGCCATCAGCCTTTGAATACAACCCTAAACGAACTGGAGAGGATTTCACCCAATTCGCAAAGTCCTGATCTTGCACAATTTGAGCAAAGTCAGGGTGAGTATTCGCTAACCTCTGCTGAGTTTGCATCTTTCTGAACTCTTGAGCCGCTTGGCGACCCGCAAGAACGTCTGGATGGTTATCAACTGTCTTCTGAACTGCTTTTTGAGGATTCTCAAAGAAGTCAATTTCAGGTTCAACCTCAGTATTTTGGACTTTAGAACCAAGATTTTGCTTAATAAGTTCATCAGCCAGTTTGCGAACTTCGCCAACCTCTTGAGCTTGCTTACCAATTAACTTTTCAGCTTCTTGGTGCATTCTGATGATTTCATCTAAGTTTTTGCCCCGATATTTATCAGGAACTTCAGGTGTTTCAATAGAATTGCCTAGCGACTCAACGGCGTCAATCTCACTTTGCATCTCGTCTTCATTGTCAATCAACATACTGTTTCCTTTTCCTGCCCAATGGGTTCTAGGAGTAAATACATGAACTCGATACTAAGTATTTATGAGTTCTCTTTACGCTCTGCTGCCAATTTTTCACGATGTATGCGGTCAAACTTGTTAGCCGCACCAGGGAAACTCCCTGACCATCCCTCCAATTTGATAGCTGGAGCACTTATTGTGCGATGAGCTGGCTCACCACAATCACATTGGACACGAACTGCCTCATAAACAGTCAGTTTTTCAATGTGATGTCCACTTTCGCAGACAAAATCATAAAATCTCTTCATAAGCCTTCTCGCTGACCTCTTTCAAGGTTTTCAGCCATACCAGAATAGATAATTCGCCTTTTTTGAATTGTAGGCTTTTTTCATCCTGAATTACAGAGATATTATTAAGAGCGTTTATCATATTGTCAACATCTTCCATAAGATCAACCCATCCTTGGGTACTCATGGTTGAAAAACGCTCCTCATAGTAGCGTTGTAAGTCAGAATTCATACGTCTTCAGAACCAACGTATTGCGTAAAAGTCTTCAGAACACGATACATAGCTGGGATTAAATCACCCTCTAGGTCTTCAATGTTGATGTAGTGAGCCTGTTGTTGGATACTAGGCCATCCCGCTTTACGGGCTTCCTCAGTTGCGTGTATTTCCACTTGAACTTGGATTTGGTCTTTTGTACCAAAAAAATTGGTAATCCTAGCGTAAGCCTGGGTTTCAGACTGTCCGTTAGTTGAGTTGATTGCTGATATTTTTAAAGCCACTTGTTTCTCCTTAATAGGTCATTTCTGTTGTGCGAATCTGGCAGACTGTTCTGATGGTAGTCGATGCCTGTCCTGTAAATGTAACTTTCAATCCACCATTTGTAGTGTCGGCAGTTAGTCCAATAGTCCAAGTAGCCGCACCTACATCTGCATACATAGATGTTACTGTGCTACCAACAAGGGTTGTAGAAGCGGCATCTGCACCACGTTTGATAACGCCATCAATAGTCCATCCTTTTGTGTTACCACCGCCTGTTACACCTGCTACTACTTCTCCTGTGAAGAAATATGCGCTGTTGTTAGGCATGGTGACTTGGTTGCTTGTTCCAGCGCCTCCGTTGTCAGAGGTTAATACAGTTGCAGTTGCGTCTGTTGTTTGTCTGCCAAGAATTAAAACGGCTGATTGTGAAACACCAGCAACGGCGGCAACTGGGACGTTACAACATGCGCTAACAATACTGCCGTTTATGGCTCTTGTAGTTCCAAGTGTTCCAATGACAGATGAGTAAATTCCATTTGCTGTGCTTCCAAAACCAGAAGCCACAAACGAGCCAGTAGCTGTTGCTACGTTTTGAAATCCACCGACAACAACAGAGCCATTGCCTGAAGCTGTGTTTGCAAAAAAACTAGAGCCGTCTGTTCCACCGCCACCAACAAAAGAGCCGTTTCCACTAGCTGTATTTTTAGCGCCACCCGCAACTGTTGACCAAGAGCCAGAAGCCACATTACGATTAGCCGCAGTACCAGCATCACCTCCGCCCCCGATGAAACTGTAAGAGCCTGTGGCTTGGTTATTACCTCCTCCTACTACTACTCCATGAGGTGTGTAAAAGGATAGGGTTGATGTGGATGAACCGCTTGCTACTTTAGATAGCGTGAGAGATGTTCCAGAGATTGCAGATACATAGGTATCACCAGCGATTGATGTTCCTGTGATGTACTGACCAACTTTAATGGATGCGTTACTGCCAGAAAGGGTTACGGCTGTTGTGCCGTTCATTGTGCCACTTTGAGTGGTTACTGTGCTTGCAGAAGTTCCGCTATTAGTAAAACCTGCACCGATAAAGTTGTAATAACCCGATGCAGTATTTGTAGCACCTCCAACAATAGTTCCTAAATTAGAACTTGCTGTATTTCCAGTTCCACCACCAACAAAGGTATATTGTCCATTGGCTGAATTTGTGTCGCCACCACCAACTACTGTTCCAAAACCTGCCGCAGTATTAACTTTGCCGCCACCCACAACACTACTAGAACCACTTGCTATTTGTGAAGCACCATTACGACTTGTCTGCCAATCAACAGCATTAGCACCCCGAGCATTACCACCAGTAGCAGATGATGTAGTGGCTTGGGCTTGTAATGCACCAGTCCCAGCAGGTTGGACATACAGAGAACCATCAGACTGTAATCCTATCTGACTTGCGGCTGTACTTGCAAAAGATAGAGATGGAATGTTCCAAATGCCAGCCGTAGTAGTTACTACATAAGTGGTTGCAGATGAACCAATCTCTAATTGTGCGCCCCACAAGTAAATGCTAGATGTTCCATCACCCGCAAATGATTGGTCGCCAGTAGCATATGTATTGTTAATTTGCCAATAAAAACCTGGCAATCCTGTTGTTGGGCAAACACCAGTTGCTGTACAGCGATACCAACCATTTCCTACAGATGTAATTGTTGCAGTACCAGTTGTTGCGCTTGCAGTTCCCGCTTGCACATCAAATATTGCAGATGCTCCAATAGCAGATGTATTGTTAATATATAAATATCTATACCCATTTGCTTTGGCATAAATACTGGATGTGTATGTAACTCCAGCATAAACACCTAAAGTTCCAGTTGGATTGCTAATTCTATGCAATCCATTAGTTACTGTAGGAATAATACTTGCCGCTGTTGTTGTGCTATCTGGCGCAGTAGTCGCATTATCTGTAACAGTAATATTTGCACCACCTGGTGTCCAATATCCATTAAATACTTGCGAACGAGCAAATAAGTTATTGCCTGTTGTTCTTAACACTTCTGTCTGAGCAGTAAGCGTAGTAAACGTACCAGCCGCAGGGGTTGTTGCTCCAACTGTTGTGCCGTTGATTGCACCGCCTGTGATGGCTACGTTGTTGGCATTCTGTGTTGCCATCGTGCCGTAAGTGGCAATCGTGGCTTGTAGGGCAGCAATGGCGTTTAAAGTTGTCTGCGAGTCACCACCTGATCCACTCTGAATCTTGTGGATTGTCTGAGCAACATCAACAGAAACTACCTCGCCTACGTTGATTTCTCTGCCATCAGATAAAGTAATTACTAGACTGCCATCAAAGTCAATCTTTGCATCTTGGACACTAATTCCGTCTTTTCCATCTAATCCGTCTTTACCATCAATACCAGATTTACCATCTTTTCCTTGAGCGCCATCTAATCCTCGGTCGCCTTGATCGCCTTTTTGACCTTGGATACCTTGCTCTCCCTTTTCGGGGATTATTCTTAGTTTGGCTTCTACTTTGGCTTCAATAGTCCTTAAAGCCTCAATAATCAAGTCAACATTGTCGTTAATTGCTTGCTCTTCTTGCGCTTGCATAGCCACAACAGTAGCTTGCATCTCAGTAATAGCAGCCAACTTCTCATCAAAAGAAGCATCTGGCGCTTCGATGCTTAGAATTAACTCTTTGATGTTAGCCATTCTTCAAACCATCCGTAAGTTTAGACAAGAAGTCTTGTTTTACTTTAGATTGAGCATTTAACTTATCAGCCATCTGCAATTCAACAATCTTAGATTTATTCTTAATATCAGCTTCTTTAAGCATCAGATCAGCAATCTTAACCCTCTTATCAAACTCTTTAGACGCTAAATCAGCATCATTTGGTAAGTTCTTGGTGTTAGCCGCCATGCTCTTAGCTTGTAATTCCATAGGCATTAACTGAGCCTCAGTCATCAACTTGGTTGCTTCAGCACGATTTTGCTCTGCTTGTGTCGTATTAACAGCAATCTGAGCCTGAGCCGCTTGCATAGCCAACTGAGCCTGAGCCTGTTGCATCTGTTGTGCTTGAGGATCAGGTTGGCTCATCTTCTCCAAGGTATCCATCAATTCATAGCGGTTAGACAATGAACTGTTATTGACGATTCCCTTAAGAATCAAAGGCAGAACAGGAGTATTTGGGCCAAGGGTCTGCAAGAGAGAGATAAACTGTTGTTGTTCATACTCACGAGCAATGATTCCAAGGGTAGCAGTAGGTACAAAGTTCATGTCAACAGCAGGATAACGCTCTGGGTCAAACTGCATATAACGGAAGGCAGACTTCTTGATGAACGGAACTAAGAAGTCCTCTTGGAAGTTTGTCAATGTTCGCTTGTACTTCTTGATAATAGAAGCAACAGCCATAGACATACCACCACCATCACGAGCGGCTTGAGACACCATTCCCTGTGAATCTAGCGTACCAGTAGCTTGAAGTAACATTCTCTCAAAAGCCTGTGCAGTAGATAGATTATTACCATCTGTTACACCAAACTTAAAGGGATACAGAATCTCTTGAGGAGAGCCGTTTGTTAGGATTGCCTTGCCTGGTTTCACTTCAAATTTAGCACCCCGAGGCAAACGAGTTGCATCCATAGCAATCATGGGACTTGTCGTGAGAGCCAATGAATCCAAGTGACTACGGATTTGAGCATCCATAGCCTTTTGCATATTATAGGCTTTCTCTACAGTACCACGACCCAATAGTCGATTAGGAACTGTGTCATCTTGATAAGAGATGATAGGTCTGTCCTTCATCATGTAAGGACTTTCCTCTGCCTTCAATAAAAGACTCTCATTCCCGATAACAACAATAGCCTCTACCAAGTCTGTGTAGACCTCGGCTGCGCTGTCTTCAGGAAATAACTCTTCTATTGGCTCATTAACCTTAGTCAAATACTCTCTAGGAACTAAACCATAGTAGGTCAACAGACGAACTTTTTGGTCTTTGAATTGGCTAGTCTCTTGAGTAGGTTCTAAGTCTTCATCAGCAGAATCAACACCAATATCTACCTTACGATATAGACCTGACTCAATACCTTGAACGACCTTGTGGATAGAGACAAACTTCTCAATAGCCACACCCAAGCAGTCATCAATGGTTGTTCCATTGGGATCAAACAAGAAGTTCTTTGGGTTAACAGGTACTAATTTAACAGAGATGCGGTCTTTTTCTAGAACACCGATAGCGGCTTGCCCGACTTGACCAGGTATTGCCTGAGTAGAAGGAACATACTCTTTCTCTGTTTTAACAATGATCTCACCAATGCCAGTACCATAAATCTCTGCCATCAACTCAATCTGGTCAATAGACTTACGGACTTTGTCTTTCTTAAAGTCTTCCATCAATTGAGCTTTAATAATACTCACATCAATGTCATTTCCATTGACATCTTTTACATCATCGTCAATATCAAAGAAATCACCCTGACCAAAGACTGCTTCCATGATCTCGGCATGGCGGGTTTCTACGGCTTGTTGAGTGCCAGGCGTGATGATTCTTGAACGCTCAGACTCTCTGGTTTTGTCTTCATCAGCCCATTGACCACGGAAAATGCGCTCGTATTCTTGCCAATCAGGAAGGAAATTACTGTCTCGGTAATCTTTCCATCGATCACAATGGTCTACTACGAAGGAAACCAGTTCCTTGTCATTATCCGTTGGTTGTTCAAAATCCATCTTATATCCCCGCAATTACGTCCATCGGTTGCCAGTCGTCACCATCATCTTCTTCAAAATAAGATGTAACAGCCAACTGATCTATATAACTAAGCGCATCAGGCAAGTCATCATGAACTCCCTGTGCGGGAAACATTAGAAGTTGGTCAACAAAATCATCCCAATTCTCTTCCGAATTAAGCGTGATTCTGCCATGTTCAAACCTTCCTTGCAATGCCCAGATAATTCTATCCGCTTTTTTCCTGTTCCCATGCGTTAAATCAACGATATGGGCATAGATGTTACTCTTTCTCATTAAATCGCTCAAATAGGGCAAAACAGCGTTCTTTAAAGCCCCCCTCTCAATCCCAATACTCATGGGTTTGTAGTCCCGAATAGCCATCAAGATGTTCACAGCAGTCGTTCTAATATCCCATCTTCCGTGGATAATCTTCTCAACAAACCACTTCCCATCCTCTGTGACGTAGACTACGCAGATTGCGGACTCATCTAGCCTTTTCTTAGCGTTACCAGCTTGTTTGGCAACTTCTTCAAATCCCGCTAGGTCAACAGCAATGAAGTAAGACCCATAACTAGGTTTTTCCCCATATTTAATCCACTCTTCTTTAAAAACATCCGACCCAGCATTAGAGAAACTCGCCATAAACTCTTGTTTAAAAGCAAAGGTACTCAGGGTCTTCTTAGCACTTTCTATTTCAGATGGGTCGATCAAAGGGTTATCAGCAGTCGTGAAGTGCCAACTCTTCCAATCAGGATCATCTCCACTCTCGCCTAGTTTAAAGGTATCGTGAAACCAGTTCCTACCTTTTGGAGTTCCGATAAACAAGGCTCTACCCTTCTTGTCTGACAGAGAAGCCCTAATAACTTGTTCCCAAGCCTCTGGCTTAATGTCTGCTACCTCGTCCAGTACAGCATAAGTTAAGGACACGCCACGAAGCGTATCAGGTCTATCCGCACCCCTAACGTATATCCTAGCCCCGTTTATCAGGGTAATGTCTAGGTTATTTACATGGGAGTTCGTGATGATGTCTCTACCAAGGTCTAGCAATAAATCCCAGATGATTTGCCTTGATTGTCCCATAGTAGGACTCACATAAAGCACAGCAGAGCCTTGTGGACACTTTAAACCCTCAATCAATAGGGTAACTGCCGCCATACGTGACTTACCGCATCTACGTCCAGCAGCGACCACCTTAAACCTAGTCGTATCTTTGAATACCTCTTGTTGCCAAGGAAGTAGACTAAAGTTTAAATCAGCCATATTTAGCCTCTACATCTTCAGGTTGTTCAGCGTCTACTACTACTGGTTCAACTCCAATTCCAGTAATCGAGATGGTCACAGCACTTCTTTGAGACTTATCTTTCTCAAACATACTCACAGGTAGAGTCCTATCAAGACACATCTTTAAAGCCACTAACTGATGGGGATGGTCATCATTCAATGCTATCTCTATCACCTTCTGAGCAACATCCTTACCCCCACTACGTATCATCAGCTCTTTAAGCTCTTTAAGACGTTGATGGTCTGTCTTAGGTAGTACCAAGGGCGGATTGTCAGCAAACCTCTGTATGGTCATCTTGACGCTTCCCTTAGGCCTTCCTCTTCCTCTTTTCAATTGAGCTTCCATTTATCCTCCTTGGATTTCAGCTTTTTCTGAATGGGGGGTGTACCACAAATATCTCCCACCACAACCCACCCCCTCCCCCCCTGTCTTTCCATAGGGTTTCTACTACTGTGTTTCTATCCAGTCATCTAGATGCGAATAGTTCTCATCTAAAGGTTATGCGTTTTTTGCATAAAGTTGTGTGAGGCTTTGATGCACCTTTTTCGATGTACTTGGAATTCTGTTTGTCATTGTGTTTGTCTATTCATTCCCTATTGATTCCCTTATGTCATCCCTTATTGGTTTACTTGAATTGGGGCTGTTAGTTGTTGCGAGACCTATATTTAAAATAGTCAATGGCATGTCGGGTCTGAAACCCTTGTTATGCGCCACCTGGTAAACATCTAATACGTTCTCAAAACCTCGGCATAAATTACCCTTACCAGCAGCCAACAAGATCATTCTTTGAGGGTCTGACAATGTTCTTTGAAAGTATCGGGTCTGAGGGTTTGAGGGTCTGCCCATTTTTTGCCTAAAAATTGATTTATTTAATTATTGCATACTTTAATTCTAGGGGTAAATACTTATAGGGTTTTGGAGGGGTCAATAGAATCAACAACTTACGAGAGTTGGCACGATTCTTCCCTGCTATATATGT